GCAACAGTCCCCTGAGTTTCTTGAGACGGTTGATGTGTTCCTTAAACAAGTCACCCTTGGTGAACAAGTTGGAACGGGCGTTACGTGCACCGAACAGCTGATACCAAACACTGATGCCGTCGGCGTTCAATGACTTACCTGTCTGACGAATCTGGACAAGGAAGTAATCGATGTGGTTCAGGAAGCTCCACCACAGAGAGATGTTCCCTCGGTTGGCATTGAGCTTGACAGGTGTGTCACCCGCAGTAGGTGGAACACGCATCACTTCTCGAATGAAGTACCACGGGTTGAACGTACATTCCACACGGATTTTAAACTGTTGACTTTCCGTGAGGTCTTCAGCAAACGGATCAACCCCCTGCAAGTCCGGCTGCATCAGCGCCAGCATGAACAGGTGGTTCTTGATACCCATGCGCTTCAACAGACCGGAGAATTCCAAGAACGAAGTGTTCTTGGTCTTCAGGTCCCAGTTCGCTGTGGGGTATCGATCCCAATCTTCATCGAAGAGAATCGTTTCCATGAATAATCACCGGAGACCTTGCGGCCTCCGGCGCCTATGTTGAGGTTAGTTGCTCTGCTCAACTGCCAAGCCGGTAACGCCCAACTCCAGACGGGTGTTGGAAGTGTCACGCAGCCAGCGGATGTAGACGGTTTCCCCGATGGTGACGTCGTTGAGGATCGAGAACTCTTGATCCCACTGACTGACGGAGAACTCGTACTGACGTCCTTTAGTGCTGATAACGAAGTGAGTAGGCAGTGGTGCCTTGACTTCACTGTTGTCATCGAACAGAGGGTTGACCCCGTAGAACAGTTTGTCGAACCACTGCGTTTGTGTAGCGCAGCCATTCTTAACAGACATGTACGACAGGTTGACGTTGACGAAACGGTTGCTGGCCACGATGCCTTCGCCGAAGAAGTCGACTTGGGTCGGATCGAGCTTAACTTGCCACTTGGTACCTTTCTCGATACCTGCTTGACGCAGGGCGATCTCGGTGTTCTGGACAAACTTGTGCTCTTTGAACATCGGGTCGACTTTGTCCAACTGCACGCCGAACTTCAAGCGCTGACGAGTCGTGTAGTTCTGACCGTCGAACACTGCTTCGTTCTCTGGCGTCTCCACGATGTTGCGCGGCAGGCGGTAGTAGACATCGCGATCCATGCTGAACAACCAGAAGTCCAAGTCGTAGCGAGAGCCCGCCTTGTTCCAGGTTGGGAAGACGTACAGCTTGAGGCTGTAAGCACTGTCCGCAGCAATCGCCTTGATAGCGAAAGGTTCAGTGATGTTGCCGTTCTCGGTCACACCGTGAGAGATCGAGTATTCCTGCTCGCTCAAGCGGTAAGACAAAGTCAATGGCATGATCGCAGACTGGATCGTCGGCGTGTACCATTGCAGACCGTGCAGGGACATCTTGCCCATGCCGTCCAACGTGATCGGTACATCGACAATCTCGCCGGTGTTGTACAGAACCTGGCCAGTGATGACCAAGGTCTTGACGTCGTAGTTGATCGGAATGAGCAACAGGCGAGGATCGGAGTCCGACAGGTACGGGCTCTTGATGCTGATCGACTTGACGTTCTTCAGGCCAGCTTCCGAACGACGCACCAGTGCAGTGTTCTGCACCAACATGACCGCATGGGACAGTGGACCGTTAGCGCCGTACAGCACAACAGTCACCACCTCGCCATCAGGCAGTTCGCGGTTAGTGCTACCAGCCATCGGTGCCCAGATCGCTTTGTTGTTGATGTCGTCAGTCGCTACCAGTTCCAGTGGGATGTTCTCCCCTTGGAATTCCTGAGAAGGCGTGTAGTACGAACTGATGATTTCACCCGAGGTCTCGTTGATGTCGGTGCCCAAGAAGACCTTGTAGCAGTACGCATCGGAACGGTACAGGTGAACGCGAGCATCCACTTGCAGGCTGTACGGCATTTGACGGGTGTCAATGTAAACACGCCACGTCTCGGACTGCTTGCCTGTGCCAACGCCGAGCAACACGTCAACGTCAACGTCGGTGTTACTGCCTGACTGAAGAACCCACGGGATCGAAGTGCTCAACCCAGTGGAGATGTCGTTGCCGGTAACGCGCCGGAAACCGGTTTCCCAGTCGATGATCATGTCGTCCTTGTTCGGACACCAGACACCAGTCCCGGTCGGGCCGGTAAAGATCTCTGGACGATTCCAAACCTTGAAACCTCGATTGAGGTCGCTGTACCCGATGTCCGGGATTTCTGCGGACTGAACCACCAACGTCGTACCGTTACTGGCAACTAGAGTAACAGAGGTATCTGACATTTTATCAATCACGGGGGTGCTACCCCCGTGCTCCATGTAAACGATCTAACTTACGCCAGAGGCCGGATCGAGATGAACTGACTGATGTTTACTTTGTCCTTGAGGTAGATCCGAACGACCCGCCGCAAGAAGTTGTATTGATACAGCCCGAGTTCGAACGGCTCGTAGCTTTCATGAGGGTGGACATTGACGTAGTCAGGGTCTAGGTTCTTGGAGGTTGGTTCGTACGCCAGCAACCACTCGTACGGCTTGGACAATTGCTTGACCAGGTTGTCGCTGTACGCAGCGTTGTCGATGTCAGACTCATGGATGTACCCATCATTAAGGTCATGCATGATCTTGCTGATGAACGGGCTGTAGAGCACATGTGGGCCAGGGATGATGTTCGGGCCGTCAATCACAGGCTGCCCCATCTTCTCGGTCATGTAGTCTTCGATCTCTTTATCAGTGGCCTCTGCCAACATGCGCATGGCGTAAGTGTCATCCAGCGTCACACCCCGCAATGGGATGATAGGCTCGATCACCTGATAAGGAGCACCGTTGTCCACGTTGTTCAGCTTGACGCCGGGTTTGTCTTCCACCCAGTCCAAGTCCGTCCGTTCGTAGATACGTCCGCCCGCAGTCACACGGATCACTTTATCGTCCCGCAGGTTCCAC